CCTCATGCGTCAATCAGCAGACAGTTGTTGGGAGCCGCTTGCATAATAACCCAGTTTGTGCCATTGGAGACGAGCGTGGCCCAGTTTCCGGCCACGTTCAGCAATATGCTGTTTTGGGCCGCCCCACCGCCCAGCGGGATGACGTTGCTGGAAGCCGAGTTCAGCAGTTGGGCCTGCCAGTTCTGAAAGGTCAGGGTTCTGCCGACATGGGTTGATGCGGCAGGCAGCGTCACCACACAGGTTGACCCGGACTTGTTATTGACCAGCCACGTTTCGCCATTAGCAACGGTAAAGTCTGCCGTCTTGACGTAAGGCGGCGAGGTGACGATTTCGCCCGTTGCTTCTTCGTAAGTAGGCCGGACAAACAAAATGCCGTTGCTTGCGGCATTAACAACCGCCGCCATAAACACAATCGGGTTGGGCAGATTAGGTCGGGTCTTAGTCAAACCGCCCGTGACAGCCGGGTCGTAATACAACACGGTGCCGTCTACCCAACCGCCGTCGCTTACGCCAAGGGTGTTAATGCCCTTGATCTCGCCAAACCAAGTGACGTAGCCCCATGCGTTAAGGGCTATGTTTTGGGTAGCAACACCTATGATGTACTCGGCTTGCGCGGCCAACAAGCCAGTGGCAGGAGCAGCCAGCAAACCACCCGACGCGCCTACCGCGCCGGTAAACATTACTACTTGGCCCTTCGTAATTGCAGACGATGCTTTGACTCGATAGAACGTCTCTTCACCGATGTCTTGCACGATGCTGCCGGAATCTTCCATGACGACCGCTAGAGTCTTTGAGCGATCCTCGTTATCCCAATACACCGTTCCCGGTGTGATGGACGGATACGGGCCGGGGTTACGCGCAAACGTTGTCCACGGCAGGCTGGCCTGCTCTAAAGCGGCAAACGTACCGAGTTGCGGCTGAGGCAGCGTATTTGCTGCGTCAGAGACAACTTGGGTCTGAGATTCAAAGTTGGGCTGTGCGACTGGCTCTAACGCCAAATCCACTGTGGATATGTCGCTCGTACCGCTTCCGGTAATGTTGTACAGATTGTACAAAAACCGATACCACTCGCGGTTTACGAGTCCGGTGTTAGCGTCCACGAACGGCACGCGAGGTGCCGGTATCTGGGTAATCCGGTCAGCCATTGGTGCCGGTGATCTGTAGTTCAGCGCCCATAATGGCAACCTTTACTGGATCAGTGCCGGACACTTCATACACTCGGTCGCGCAACTTAAGGGTCATGCCAAGGCGACGGAAGATAGCGCGGGTGCCGTATTGACCGATGCGGCCCATTGAAACCTGACGCTCACCGTTCCAAGTATGACCGCCGTCATCCGACCAGCGCAGCATCAACTGCGGGTTAGCGCCAACGGTATAGTTCACATCAAGTTCAATGTCTTGACCCAACTCGGTTTGCAAGATTTGCGACAGTTCGCTTGCCAAGAACTGCTGGTCGTTTAGCGCATATCCAGACAAGCCAACGCCTGTCTCGCAATCAATTTGAAGCGAGTGGTGGGCAGTACGATTAAGGTTGTTAGCGCCTGTCGGCAACGCACGCCACGACCGCAGCCACTTCTGCGTAGCGCCGGCATCAGCGTAGACATCCAGATTGAACGCGTACAAGCGTCCGTTCTCGTAGTCACCGATGATCGGCTCACCGTCAAACCGCGCATGGCAGTTACCACGATGACGCTTGAAGTCGCCGTTACGGAAACCAGCACGTTCGTGCCACGCACCCGTAGCCGCGTCAAATACCCAAGTTGTGTCGGCGTCCGTGAAGTTCAGCACATAGAACGTGTGACCGTCCTGCTGATACGTATACGCCACGGCATCGGCAAGGTTGCCGTATTGCTGGATGGCAAACTCAACAGCGTGCGTGGATACGCGCACCGCTTGGTAGCCCTGCGCTCGATACACAATGCCCTGACCCCGAGCGTCTGCGCCGAGCCAAAAGACGGAGTTATCCATCTTGGCAACCGAGTACGGCGCAATACAGCCGATCTCGTTGTAAGCGCCTTGGATACGGGTGAGCGGAAAGTCGGCGTCGCCGGAGTTGTACCAGACCTCCACGGAGTTCGTGCCAAACAGCCACGCCTCTCGATGGTCAATGATCAGGGATACTAGCCCGTCTGGTGAACCCTCAGCGCTTGCAAAATCCAAGGGGTCAATCGACAAGCCGTCCAACAGGCTTGTGACCCAGACGCGTTGCGAGTTCGGCTCGTTGAATACAAAGTAACCGTCAAGGTAACCAACTGTCACTGCACCCGGAAAGTCCTCGTCAGTAATCTGCGCGAGTTCTTCTGTGATGCTGTTGAAAATGTAACCGTCTGGGTTGGCAGCAATAAAAATCTGCGTGCCGTTGTCGGCCATAGAAACGGGGCCGGTGCCGCTGATTTCGCCAAACGATATAGCGCCAGCGCTTTCAGCCAGCAGGTCACCGCCATCCTCAAGCAGAATGTCACCGCCGTCCTCTAACGCAATGTCAGCGGACGCGTCATAAACATCGTTAACTTTAAAAAACTCGTTACCTGAAACAACGTATAAAAAGTCGCCAAGCGTATACAGCCCGCGAATGGGGCCGGTGCCATACGTGCCTTTTAACGTCAGGCCGGGACAGCGTTGCAGGTATGCAGGCTCCTTGCCACCCTCGGGAATTACCTCTGGGTAAAGATTGACCATCCGGTTGTCGGCTGCATTGACCGACCGGATTACATACGACGACCCGAGGATCGGCGTCTTCATTAGAAGTTGCCCGTAAAGATGTTAAAGCGCGGTCGGTTGACAAGCAGTGCCGCAGGCATTGCCATCAGGTCATCCGGGTTATTGATGCGCTTCAAGTCGCGCTTGCTAGTCATAGCAATGCGCTGCACCTGCGGAGAGGGTTCGACACCAAACTCCGCCGCAAGTTCACAAGCCAAGTTAAATCGGAAAGCCCGCAGGTATCCCGGCGGGAACGCCAAATTAGTGTCTAACGCGGCAGGAGTAGCCAACGGACGCACCGACACAAAGTGGAACTCCAGCACCTTGGTCGGCACCGGATAGATATAGATCTCCACGTCCGGGTAGGTCATATTGACCCACATCAACTGCGGATACGTAGACGTTACCGTCTTAACGGCAATATTGTTGTATTGCTCGTTATTGATCAGTTTGATGCCATACGACACGTTGGTCGAGGCATCACGGAAATAGGTGGCGTCGTCCATCAGGATAGGACGCTCGGCCACAAACGTGCCGGTCGGTCCCATCGTGATGGTGCGGACGTTCGGCTGCCAGTTATAGACCTGATCTTGGGTCGAGTAGACCGCCAAACGCTCGGTACTCCATGAGTCGAGCATCTGGTTCAAAGCGGTGAGGGCATCCTGCGACGTGGCCGCAGAAGGGACTTCGCCCTCGGCCAACTGCCCGATCAGCCGCAACGCGCCGTTGATTTGATCGGCAGCAGTTGTAGCCATGATTTACTCCTTACGGCGGCGACGCGTTCTCAACGCATTATGCTGAGAATCCCCCAGCGCCGCCACATCTGACGACGCCGAGGGTTCAGACTCATCAGGATTGGAGGGGTCAAACTCCTCCCATCCTTGTTCCATATCTTCCCTCGCTTCCATCCACGAGATAGCAATTTTTTCCCCATGTCTGGGGTGGCGAAGGTAGATATTGGACATATTACGAGACGCTGAAGTTGAGCATGTAGACCGGGAACGTGACAGTGTTGGCAAGCGTGCCCGTTGCCGCAGCGCGGATACGGAGACGATCACCGGCTGCCACCACCAAGTTGGCTGCCGTGCCGTTCAGCGACAAAACGCGCTGGGCATTAGCAGTCAAAGCGGTGCCACCCGTGGTCTTAGTCGTGTTGGCATCGGTCGCCGCCAGCATCGCTGCGGTGCCCGAACCAGACGTACCAAGGTTGGTGATAGTAAACGTAATGTAGTTAGTATCGCTTGCAGCCAGCGCATCAACGCCTGAGAACCACGCAGCCGACAAAACGCCCGACACCGAAGCGATGACGAACACGTCAGCGTTTCCAGTTGTCGCAATCGTTGCGCCCTGCTGCGCTGCGCTAAACCCGCTACGCACGTTGGAATTAACGAGCGTGGCTGAGTCAAGCGAGCCGTTGATAATCGCCTGATCCGCAAAAGCAACACCAATCGCCTGTGTATTAGGCATATCAATACCCCTTTAGGTGGTGCCCCCGGCGGGTTGCCCCGCCGAGGGCGTTGCTATTACGAAACGCGGTAGCAGGTCCAAGTGCCGACGCCGGTCTTGCGGGCACGGAAGTGACCCGAAGTGCCGTTGTCAACCTGTCCAGCACCGACGAGCGTCCAGCCCGTGCCGATTGCCACGGTCACGTCGTCCGTTCCTGCGTCAATGTTAATGACGAAGAAATCAAACGCGCTATCCACCTTCTCGCTCATTGAGGAAAAAGCCAACTCAAGGTCGGCAACGGTCGGCAACGTCAAGTCGCCAGCCGTTCCGTTGAAGGTGAAAAGACCATTGACCAACTGAGCCGGGGTTGCCGTAGCGGCAGCCGTCAGCGCAGTCGGAGCGCTCTGCATGAAAAACAGCGGCTCACCAAGATTGCCATCGCCAACCTGATAACCGCCTGAACCATTAGGAAGTGCCATTTTAGTTACTCCTTAAATTTAACCATTAGCCCCAGAGGCGGACAGCCATCTGCGGACGGATCACCGAGTAGCCATACAGCACGTCGATACGGCACGGCATACGGTCGTTGTTGATGTCGTACTGACGAACAACGCGCATGGAGACACCGTTGTGGACCTGACGCGAAGCCATGTCAACGCCCTGCGGGAGCAGGAGGTCAGCCGTGGCAAACGCAATCGCGTCGCGGTGGTACACGAGGTTCTGCGGGTACTGGCTCGAAGCGCCACCCAAGAACGTCACGGCCGCGCCAGACTGCGGGAACGAGTCCACCGTGGCAAGAGCGTTGCCAGAGGTGTAGATCGCCGGGCTGATCGACACAGACGCATAAGCGCCAGCAACAGCCGTCACGTCCGCCGTCACCACAAACTGCTGGAGCGAACCAGTCGATTCGCGGGTCTGCGGGTTGACAGCAAACACGCTCGCAATCGTGAACACGTCGCCCTTCTTCAAGGTCTGCGTGCCAGTGCCAGTGATGGCAATGGTCGAAGTGCCCTGAGCGGTGACGGTCGTGGTCACGGTGTGAGCGCCCGTGCGGGTGCCGGTC